CTCAAGTGCAAGTGTCACCCGAGACAGCATCTCTTGAGAAGTCGCTCCCTTGTTTGCAAGAATAGCGATGGTCTGCTCTGGTTTGAATATTGCGTACCATAGAAGATATACCACAGAAGAAATGGACTTCCCGGACTGACGACACGCCAACACGATCGAAAATCGATTCTGATTGAAGTGTTGAAACATCTTACCCTGATATGGATATAGATTGAATGGAACCAGACCTTTGTCAAGGTTGATAACCTTAATGTACTTCGTTGCAAAGTACTCCGGATCGTTCATGCAATGTAGATACTCGTCCAGCTCCCATTTAGTAAACGTCTGCTCTACACCATCACGCTTTACATTAGGATTGCCAAGGTATCCATCTACATTATTCTTTATTGTCGTTAGACTCATTATCAATTACCTGTGCGTTCTGCTGAGCGATTATATATCGTTGTAAGTCTGTGGTAGATCCAACAAACACATTGTTATTGGTTATCTGCCCAGCAACTGGAGGCGATGCTTTACCACTATTATTATCGTTCTTTTTAGTTTTAACAGCATCCACATTCTTATGTAGCGACATAAGTTTATCGGTCATATCCGACACATTCTTTAACATTCCACCAAGAACCTCATACGCACGAGGATGGTCACTTTGAATGGCGAGTTCCATCATATGATCGATCGCATCCTGACCCTTATCTACCAACTTTTTATACGTATCTCTGGAGTATGTATAATCATCATTAACATCTTCCATAGACTCATCAGTAGCAGCTTTGGTGGAAACCGCTACTGATTTGTTACGCTCAGCAACCTCTTGAGGAATATGTTTTGTCATTTTAGACAAGAGTTCATCAGATTTATTAGACATAGTATAACTCATTATATTAATAGAAGTGTGATGGAGTAGAGATCATTCGCTGAGCGCCAGATGTAGCTCCTACGATAGATTCATTTAGCTCGAAGAGTCCTGCGATGTCTACTACAGTTATGACATTTTCTTCGATCTTAATGACGTATCCAGTCGCTCCACTATTAGCTCCAGTTAGCGTTTCGCCTTTTATAAAGGATATTCCATTGCCAGATTGTTCTGCTGAATATAGCTCTAGAACCGCTCGGCCTGTCAACCCGAAGAAACTAATTGATTCTTCAATTTCATAATTACCTTCAGCATTTGATGTCTTAGGAATAACCGCCACACTTTGTGTCTCATATCCATTGGGGTTGATCGTATCCAAAGTATTGACAATAGCTTTCTTAATAACACCAGTCTTACGCTCTGGACCATAGAACCTAACTTTGGCGTCGAACGAAAGTGTATATATGATCGCCCTTCGTGACATGAAATCGCCTTCATAGTCTTCAGACATATCTATGGAAGATAACGTGATAGGACAGTCTGTCTTAACTAGATCTGAGAATCCCTCTTTAACCGTGATGGTGTATTCTGGCTGAAAATATGGGACGATCTGTTCTAATATCTGAAGCGCATCATCTTGGTTCTTTGCCATAATACTCAAACTTAGTGAGATATTATATGGTGCATAAGTATAGAACATGCTTTCATTTGAAAGTATTCTATTATTTCTATTGAGTTTTGATTGAGTGTCGTAAGAGATGTTCAATATCTCGAATGACATCCTTGGTAATTTAATAGCAACTTTCGGAGCTTCCAGATCGGTCTGCTCATCGATACGAGCTAAGAATTTATCTTTCGGCCCATATGCAAGCGGAACACGTAATGAAGACCCTCCAGTACGAATTACTCGAATATCATTAAACAATGATCCAAATACAGATACGAACCTACGTATCGTTCCATGATAAAAGTGTCCGCCAAACATTAGATTTCTCTTCCGCCGAATTGGAATCCATACGTAGTCACGAATTGTACTGTACCCGCAGTTCCATTTGTGCCAGTTCTATTGAATAACTTATACGTGATTTCTGTACCAACATCTTGTCCATGCGTATCTTCGTATATCACATGATAACTATTGTCAATTGACGATACGATGAATCCGTAGATATCTGTTGCCGTACCATCAACTACTCTTTGAATGACTACCGGACCTTGAGCGCCAGACAAAAGTACTGATGGTGCAGATAATCTGATCTGAATTTCTTGGTATTCGTCTGATGTGGTAGTTAATGTGAATTCTACTGGTTGATCATTATGCGTGAATTCTTCTCCATTTATACCGATGACTGGACCAACATCTCCATATGGAATAGTGAAGTTGCTAGACGCTCCAGAATGAAGATTATATAGTTCAGTAAAGTTATTATTAACCTTAACCATTGCGCCACGTAGTGTATCTCCAGTACCGTCGTTCGGTAAAGATCCTACAAAAATTGTTTCTTTTGCCATAATTCTATTATTCCCTATCTGCAGTAATTAGTGTACTATCAACTGTTTCTGTATCTATTGATACAACTAGTAGAGGAGTGTCGCCTAAGGCAGAAGTCGCTGATGTAAATACAGTTCCTCCATATGCAATACTCGGATCTCCGAACGGATTACTCTCACTAAAGTCGATGATTGAATCCGCATTAACTTCGAATTCTCTGTTCTGTGCCTGTTGATTCTGTGGGAAGGTATAGTCAACATCTGTATCATCTATATCGTATATACGATTGACCATCCAACTCGAAAGAGACGTCTGCCCGACTACACGAACTCCCTCTTGCATCTCATGAAACTGATTGTCAGAGAAAGTTATATTAGAAACCCACAACAGCTGAGACCCTTCTGGTATTCCATTGGGCACATCAGCATCTTGTGCTTGAATATTGACGACCTCCGCATACATGAATATACCATCCGCCAGCCCTTGGACAACTTGTTCACCAATTAGCAACTGTTCTCCAGTACCACGTTGGTCTGATATTGACATGACCGTTGAAATCGCATTGTATGTTTGAATAGCATCGATATCAGGATTTCCAGTATCGAAACGTTCATCTGAGTATTCAAACAATTCACATTGTAGTTCATACACTACAAGGTTATTGAGTTGATAGAATGGTCTCTCATGTTCTACAAATTTAATTTCGAAGAACGATTTAGTTGGCGGATAATATAACAAGTCGCCTTCTAGTGGGCGAATACTGTTGACGTTATTATTATATAAACCAACGAATCTTTCCCAAGATCTGCGTGCAACAACGAATGTCGCTTGGTCACGGATCTCCAGACCAAACTTAGACATGATTGTCTGATCACCTTCAAACCCATCGGTATTAGAGATGTACATCTCAATCGCATACGAATCATAGAATGAACTCGTAGTGACATCATTGAGAACATTATCTCTAACAATGACACGAGGGATATAGTAAAGGTCTTGGCCGTAGATCTTCAAAGACTCGACTATGATATCTTCATAGAGCCTCTGTTCGGCGGTTACACCCCTACTAAAAAATACATTGGTTGGCATTAAATATTACCCCACAAAGAACATCGGCGGCATCTCATATGATAACTGCATCTGTTCTCTGATCTGTGCGATCTCATTAGTCGCATCGTCAAACATCTGGCGACCATTTAAAGTAACGCCTCCTGGAAGTACCATACCCTCAAACTTGATTAGGTTAGCGCCCCATTGTTGTTTAATCAAGGCAGTAGCATATTGTTTCAAAAACATATCATCATATACATCGGCATAAGTTTCCGGATCGATAATCTGATACCCCTCAACTACTATGTATTCCCCGACGTTAAGTTCGTTCCAGTCCACACGAAGATGTAACTGATTAAGGTGTCGGTTAAAGTGTGTGATCTCCGTGCCACTACCACTGATAACAGTATTGATCATGTCCATATACTGCATGGTCTGTGCATAGTTGATCATAGAACCCATATAGTTTACATTATATAGGTCGTTAAGATACATCTGATATTTTGCACTGAACATACCGCCAGAAGATAGCGTTCCGGTGAGTGGAAGAACTCTGGTAACAAAGATAGTTCCATCGGTGATCGGAATCCATCCATTGAGTTTGTTATCGGCAGTAACGATGTGTTTCAGATAAACCTTTTGAACAGCATCCGAGTGATATTCTTGATAGAACTGTAGTGCATCATCAATCCGATCATCAATTTGATCTTCATCAACGTTGATTTCGATAACTGGTTCACCCAATCTGCGTAAGCAGTATGTGATTAGTTCTTCTCTTGTAGTTGGTCGTGCCATATTACATCGCCTGTTTGTTTAGGAAAGATGAAATCATCCATCCATGTTTACGGTGTGCTGCGATACGTCCTGCGATCATATCACTGATATCAAATGCCATTTCGGATTCTGCCGCAGCATATGCATCCATAAGAACTGCCAGAGTCTTTTCATTATCTGAGAGCAATCTCTCAAACATAACCTGAGCAGACGTCAACTCATCCACATCATCTTCCAATGCAGTTAACTCTAGAAACTCTTGAAATGAACCTGGAGCCAAGTCGCCTCTTGTGCGAATGGTTTCTGCGATAGTGTCTGTTGAAGCAAATAGTTCTTCCCAGACTTTTCCGAGAAATTCATGGTGCTGTGCGAAATCACTACCGATTACGTTCCAATGAAACTTATGGGCTTTCAGATATAGGTGGAATGTAGTTGCCAATACAACCTTTAAATTTTGTGCAATCATGCAGTCTCCGCTTAAAAAATAACACTATGATTTTACTCTATAGTGTTATTTATATGATTTAGAATATTAAAAAAGGCTCCGAAGAACCTTTGTGTAAGTTACGATAACCAAATTTCTTTCATATTAGCAACAGCTAGTTTATAAATTTCCGCAAGATCTTCAACCGAAATAACAGCGGTGGAGTTATCCGCCAGCCTCCATTCAATTGTTACATTGGTGTATACAGAAGCGAAAGCATCAGCTACTGCTGTCCCAGAACTAACGGCAGCATTAAACTCATAAGCCGCGACATGTAAATATCTGGCCATACGGTTCATACTCTGTTCATTAGCATCATATACTTTATCATCGTGTGTAACGGTAGTTGTGTATATCGCTTCTGCTCTTGTTGCCTTTGAGCCTTTTGGTGCTTCTTCGCTGAACGTAGTTACCGATTTATACATATTCGGTCTAACAAGTTTTAAATTTTTTTCTAACATATTATGTATCCTTTTCCAAATCTATTCTGACT